GATAAATTTTTTCCGCCGTTTATTTACACCCAACCCATACTGTAATCAAAATTGTTATCAAGGACGCCGCTGTGACTGCGGCAGTATATCAAATGGAAATTCAACCCAAAGATCCTAGCCGGGGTCACTTTTATGTTAGTTTGGTTAAGAGTGCCACTCGCATTGCCGCGGGTATTGCATTGATTTGGCCGCAAAGTTTAATTCTAGCTGGAATTTTTCTAATCGGTGCCGAAATACTTGGCATCGTTGAAGAATTAGTGTAAAATAAAATCAAGGAGGCCAACATGGCTACATGGAAAATCTCTAACTACCACAAAAAGAATGCAGTCGAGCGTCAATTCTGGACCAAGGACGGCATCACAGTAACCAAGGACGAAGGCTTCCGATGGGGATATTGGACCTGCGAAAGCGATGAGCGTCCTGACATTGATCTTAAAAATCCCGATGGTATCGAAATCTTATTTGGAGACTATGATTGGGAAATGGAATCTATGGACGACGGCTGTTGGGTCGAATGGACATTTCCCAATGACATGGATGAAGAAGAACAAGAGCGTATTCAAGAGCTCTGGGACAAAGACTTCTATGAAGGCATGGAAGGGGATGGTTGGAACAACGACGACACAGAACAGTGGATCTATGGTCCGCTATGTTTGGAAAATGTAGACACCGGAGAAAGTTGGAACGGCGACAATGATACTGAATAAAATCAAAGATCTCAAAGAACAAGGACTGAAAATTGGTATTACTTTCAGTGCCTTTGACTTACTACATGCAGGCCACATTGCTATGTTGGCCGAAGCTAAAAACCACTGCGATTACCTAATTGCAGGACTACAGACGGATCCTACAATTGACCGTCCGGACAGCAAAAATACACCAGTGCAAAGCATTGTAGAGCGACAAATCCAGTTGTCTGCTTGCCGTTATGTAGACGAAGTTGTAGTCTACCAAACTGAAAAAGATTTAGTAGATTTGATCTTGACATTACCCATAGATGTGCGTATACTAGGTGTTGAGTACGAGGATACCAACTTTACTGGTCGCAACGAAGGCACCGGGCGTGGTATCCATCATGTGTTTAACAAACGAGACCACAGTTTTAGCAGTAGCAATCTGCGTAAACGGGTACACGAAGCCGAGGCCGCCAAACATGGACATAATGCTTGACTTAGAAACTCTAAGCACCAGACCCAATGCTGTAATTCTCAGTATTGGTGTAGTAAAATTTGATCCTTTTACAGATCGCATTGATGTTGAAGAAGGCTTAGATCTACGCATCGATGTAGATGAACAGACTGCTCTAGGACGAGATGTACAAGAAGAAACAGTCAAGTGGTGGGAGACACAGCCCAAGGAAGTGCAAGAGGCAGCATTTAATCCCGATGGTCGTATTCGCTTAGACAATTTTATTCGTGCGTTGAATAAATTTCTAGTGGGTGCAGACAACATTTGGGCACAGGGCCCGGCATTTGACATTGTGATCTTAGAGGATCTGTACAGACAATTAGGCATACCTACTCCTTGGCAATTCTGGCAGATTCGTGACAGCAGAACCTTATTTGGTGTACACGGGGATCCCCGCGATAAGAATCGCAAAGGCGCACACAATGCATTAATGGATTGCTGTTACCAAGCTATGGGTGTGCAACAAGTATATCAGCAACAGGGCATCAAGCCAAGATTTCCTCGATGAATATTATATTTGGTCATGCTCATGCCGAAATGATCCGTGAGCGATATACTGTACTAGAAGTTGTCAATCTAGAAGATGTTGTCACGGATTATCAATGCTATTGTGTAGTAGACGGTTCTACAATGCCTCCTCAAGAACTTGCTACACTGAATCACTATGTAAATTTACATAGCAAGTTGGTCGACAATATCCGCAAAAATAACACGGATGTTGTGCTCGAGCTGGCCCGCAGTCTACACCGTCACTGGGGTGGCGAACTTGATTCTTTTTACGAAGCTGTAATAGAGCACTACAAGTAGTAACCCAAAGGTTGTTGATGGGCTGGAACTCATAAATACTATAAGTTTTAGCCTAACAACAACAAATGAGTGACTTTATTCAATACAGCGATATATTACTAGACGGGTTTTCAAGTAATTCTAAATCTCTAGAGGTCGTTGAGAAAAAACGCGACCTGATCACAGAAGTTTTAGATCATTATGACTTAGATTCTAGTAGTATTTTATTCGTGGGGTTCAGCCCATGGTGCATGGCCCACGACCAAGGTAAATTTACTATCACTGAGGTCGGCGGCAAAGTCTTGGACTTTTTAAGCCAAAATGACTGCAAATACGAGCACGAGACGCTGGCAAACTTAGTCAAGGGCAACCGTAAGTTCAGTGTTATTGTTGCCGCAGACGAATACTTTACTTTTTCTGACAGCGACCAGGGTCAGCGCACCTTGGTAGAACAGCTGGCTAAACTTGCCGAAGATGTAATTATAACTACTCTTCGCGATTACAAAAATCAAGATTTCAAAAACCGCGAATTCAGTCAACCAATACAAATTCGCGGCACAGTAGATAAAATTTTCCTTGAGCACTACGACTACGACCTCAGGGATAAAAATGCCAGCACTAGCCGCACCTATGTACTCAGCGGTAACGATTGCCGTGTTCACGGCCCGTTTGCTAGACGCAACATGTACTTTAAACAGTTAGCAAAATTTAGTATAGATGCCGGCGCCACTAACTTTTTTGTTCATAAAAATCTCATGTATAAGAGTGTTATCAAGAAGAACTATGAACATGTAATAACTATTAAATTCTGAGGATCTTATGGAATCAATTAATGATATCACTAATACATTAGTCAAGCAAATCACCGACGAATTCTTGGCTTCGCTAAAACAGCAGGTAACCAAGCAAATCTCCGACAATGTTGCTTACCAAATGAGCAGGCTTGATCTTCCTACTTTGGTTCGCGAGCACCTGAGCAATGTGTTAAACTCCAGCGCCAAGACTTATACATTCCCAAATCGCAGTATCCACGGTAGTGCTATTAACCCCGATGGACTTTTTATCAAAGCAGATCAAATTGCCGCAGGCGTACTACGCAATTTTGAAAGTACAGGTATACAAGATAAGTCTACCGAAACACAAGTTACCATCATGGACAATGCCACAGTCTATGAAAATCAGCTAGTAGCCAAAGAACTGCATATTGCCGGCGACACTGTCATTGATGGTGATTTGAACTTAAAAGGTTCTGTGGATCGTTCCAGCAAATTGTTCACAGATCTATTAGAAGCCAGCAAAACAGCTATCCGTAGTGAAATGCAAGACGGTATGTTACAAGGATATCGTGACGATGTATTGAAACAATTGCATACCGAAGGTATTCCTGCAGATATTATCAAGTACCAAAATCATAGACTGGTTCGTGACAATATTTTAGCACCAACTATCCTATTCAGTAACCTACAAAAAGTTGGAGCACTAAAAGAGCTACAGGTAATTGGCGAAACATTACTAGACGAAACATTGTATGTTAGTGTACACCGTGTAGGCATTAATACCATGGATCCAGAAGCTACTTTTGACCTTTGGGATCAAGAAGTAGAAATTACCGCAGGCAAGCTGGAAAAGGATGTGGCTATCATTGAAACACCAAAGAACCAAACTTTGGTACTCAGCGCCAACAAGAATTATAACTTAGTCTGCAATACCGATGGTTCAATTACCATCAACACACTGAAAATTGGGCAGAGCAAGCATACCAGTTCGGCTAAAATGCCCACAGATTCTGCGCCCAAAGGTGATATCGTTTGGAATACTGAGCCTGCAATTGGCAGTCCAATTGGTTGGGTAAGTTTGGGCGGCGCCCGTTGGGCCACTTTTGGCACTGTAACCGCTTGACCAAATAATTATCTTATGCTATAATATAGCATGAGACAAACATTTGGCACCTTCCTGCCTGGCCTACGCATAATTGAGCATACCAAGTACCCCGATAATAGGGGTAGCTTCTGCGAACTGTGGAAAAGCATTGACGATGGTATGCGCGGCACCTTTAGGCAATTAAACATTGCAACTTCAAAAATTAATGTCTTGCGTGGCCTACACAGACAAGATCAAAGTAAATTAGTAATGCCAATTGTAGGAACCATATTTGATGTTGCAGTCGATCCTGTAAGTGGTCAATGGTTTGGTATACATCTCAATGATACTTGCGGATTGCTGATTCCACCAGAATATGCACATGGATATTTGGTAACATCAGATTCTGCTGTGGTACAATATGTAGTCGATGCACCGTACAATCAATCTAAAGAAGAAAATTTTAAATGGAATGGTTATGGTATTTTGTGGCCCACAGTTAATCCAATCCTATCAGCAAAGGACAGCTAATGAAAGTGGGATTTAATTGTAGTTCGTTTGATCTTCTACATGCCGGGCATGTAACTATGCTCAAAATGGAGAAACAGCTCTGCGATTACCTGATAGTGGCCTTACAAGTAGACCCTACTATTGATCGCCCTGGTGTTAAAAATAAGCCTGTGCAGAGTGTTTATGAACGATATGTTCAGCTTCAGGCCTGCCGCTATGTAGATGAAATTTTAGTTTATGAAACTGAATTTGATCTACTGCAATTGTTAATGACCCAGACCATACACATTCGATTTCTCAGTGAAGAATACTTGAATAGAGATTTCACTGGCAAGCAATATTGTATTGACAACAACATTGAATTGTGTTATCATAAGCGTGGTCATGTTTACAGTTCCAGCGAACTTCGAGCTAGAACTGCCAGACTTGAAGCACAAAAAGATAACTCTATGTGCGCTATCCCTCAACACTCTACTGAGTTAACACAATGACTAAACGCATAGGCTTTGCCTGCAAGTGGATCGACACTCCGAGTCAAGTCAACGGTATCAAGCCCAAGGACGACTGTAAGCGATACAATACCGGCGCTACTACTGTAGCTTGGCTAAATAGACAGACTCGGGATGTGTCCGAACAAAAACTCTGGGACCTAATGGTACAGAACATCGAGGCTTCACGACTTCTAGTAGAAAAGGTAGGTCAACTTGAAACTTCTCTTCGTATGGTTCGCCTTAGTAGCGATATTCTGCCTGTTTATACCGAATCTAGCTGGAGTTATTTTTGGCGTAGGCCTGATGTTATGGACTATTGTTCTACACATTTTAGGACTGTTGGGGACCTTGCTAGGCAGCATTCTGTTCGCCTTAGTTTTCATCCTGGCCAGTTTTGCGTACTGGCTAGCGATAATCCTGACATAGTAGATCGCAGTATAGAGGAGTTTGAATATCATGCTGACATGGCCCGTTGGTTGGGGTACGGTAGACAATTCCAGGACTTTAAAATCAATGTCCACATCGCGGGTAGAGCCGGTCCAGCCGGTATACAAGCCGCACTTGGGCGTCTCTCACCAGAGGCGCGAAACTGTATTACTATCGAAAACGACGAAATATCCTGGGGAATCGACGCCAGCCTCGAATTGGCCAACGATCTCGCTTTGGTGCTAGATATACACCACCACTGGATCAAGACTGGAGAATACATTGAAGCAGATGATGACCGTATTAAAAGGTTTATTGATAGTTGGCGCGGTCAGCGCCCTGTTATACATTACAGTGTCAGCAGGGAAGAGCACTTACCAGACGCCTGCCGT